TATCAATTTTTTCAATATAATATTTTACATTTTCTGATAATCCACCAATAGCTGTACCCGTATTATCATAATAGAATATATCTCCAGTTTTAAATCCATGAGATACAGAATAAATAAAATTAGATGAGATATTTATGCCTTGATAAATAAATTGAGTAGTGTCTGAGCTTGGAGCTGAAGTAAATGAGATAGCTGTTCCCGCAGTAGCTTTAGTAGCGGTTGTTGCTAGTTTGATTGTGTTAGCATCAGATCTAATAACGTAATACAAGCTAGATATATTTAATCCACCAATAACATTAGATGCAGCATTATAATAAACTGGATCTCCAGTTGCTAAACCATGGGATGATAAAGTAATTGTATTGTTGGTTGTTGATACAGTTGTTGAATTAGCAGTAAAAGAAATTTTTTGTTGAATAATATTTTTAGTAGTATCTGATTTACCACCGATAACGTGTCTGTGCCAGGCGACAACATTTTCTAATCTATTATAAGTTAATCCACCTAAAACTCCGTCTGTTCTTGCAGCCCATACTACAGAATGCGGTTCTTGTTGGTAATCCATTTGAACTACACCAGTTTCGGTAATATGATTTGCAAGTATAGTTAAGTCTGGCGCAACGTAACCATCTGTATCAAAATTGTAAGCTAGTTCTCTAATTTTTCTTTTAGCACGTTGTAAAAAGATAGTTGCGTTACCAATAGATAAAGCATCAACACCCGCTGAACCATAGTTAGATTGTTTTACAATAGAAATATTTGTTGGAGTAATTGCAGAGCTATTACCAGCAGATACAGAATATTCTCCACCCGTTGTCATTACAATTAAAGTTCTTGTTGCTTTCATAGATTTAATTGCATTAACTTGATTTGATGCGATTGTGTAAACCATAGCATCATCATCGTTGGTTCCAGATGACATATTTTCATAGTCTCCAGATTTTGAAAAAAAGATTGTTTGAGGTTGATCGTTTGTTGCAGCAAAAACTAATCGTTGCTCAAAGAAAGATACAGAAGATGGAAAACCAGTAGTGTCAGAGAATGATCCTAATTGAAAAGATTTTGTAGCGTTTGTGTTGGTAAAAGCGTCAACGATTGTAGCAACGGCTACTGTAGAGTTTGTTCGTGATGTAATCTTTGCAGTACCACCATTAAATTTTACAATTCTTCCAACGTCTGTTGTAAGCCATCCTTGATTATTGTTGACACCCGTAGTTGCAGATAAAGTTAAAGTTTTGCCAGTAGCAGCTGCGGTTTGTTGTGGAGTAATAGTAGTATCTGTAGTGTTAGCATCAAAATATGGCCCGTTAGTACCAAAATCAACTTCATCTAAACTCCAAGAAGTATGCCCCGTTCTCGAAAGTTTCATAGGTTCGTGATCTGGATGACATAAGTACATAACGTCAGCAGATTGCGCAAATTTTAAATCAAAAAGTTGTGCAGTAGTATATTCAGTTGTGATTTGGTAAATTCTATTAATAACACCACCAGATGAATAGGTAGTAAAAGCAGACGAGTTAATATCTGTACCATCAACATTTTGTAATTCAAAAGTGTTAGTAGTTTTGTCAGCAACTTTAAAAGTTGTATTATTTACTTCTGTCATTCCTACAACACCAGAAATATTTACAAAATCTCCGTTAGAAAAACCATGGCTACTTGATGTAACTACAGCTGGGTTGGCTTTTGTTATTGCAGAAATAGTTTTATTGCTTTCAACTATTTGGCCACTATCTTTAAAAAATCTGATATAATTATTGCCCAATTCTAAAACGTAAGTTTGTTCAGTTGAGAATGTAAATGGTATTAATCTAGTTTTAGCAGATGAAGTTTTTACTTCAGATACAAAATAAGTTCCTGGCCGTCTAGTAACTGGCCCGTGAGGTAATACAACAAAGTTTTCTATATTTGTTGCGCCATTAAAATACTTGGCAAAATCTGTTCTACCCTCCATAGAGGATGAAAGCTCCCCAGCCGTAAAGCTCGGTATGCTTAAAAGTTGTTTAGGCATAATTAATATCTACTGTTTATGAAATCGTCTGTTATTACTTGATCTGTATTACCTAGTGTTGGATCTGTGTTGTATCCTTCGCTAGCGTCTGTATGTCTTGCCTCTGATAATTTTAAAGTATATTTTTCTGTCATTAATTTTGAAACTTGTAAGTTTGAAGTAATGGCATAAGAAATATCTTGTGCTAAATAAGCTGATATTGTTTCTCTTAATAAAACATCTAATTCATTTACATCAGTAATTTGTGCAGAATAAATTAGAAAAACATTGGCCTCATTTATTAATAATTTTCTTCCTTCAATTTTATAGTCAGCATCATAATCTTTAATTTGTAATACACGCAAGCAATCACTCGGTAATGTATACTGAAATGAAAAACCCCACGCTGGAGTTGCAGTATCTTGCGCTAATTGAACTCTTTTAATTAAACAATTCCAGGGATGAGATCTAAATACTGCGTCTCGTACTGTCTCATATCTTTCATTGCATAATCTTGCATTTTTAGAATTTTCAGTAAGAGCTGTTATAGAACTAGCTCCTAGTTGATTTAATGCAGAGTTACAAATTTGTATTACTGATGCCATTTATTATGCCTTTGCTGTTTTAGCAGCTCGTTTAAAGTTTGCTGCTGTTGGTGCGCCTTTAGTTCCTACTTTACGCATTTTTTCTTTACTACCCGCCTTAATTCTAGCTCTTTTGGCGTGGATGTTCGCATATAATCCAGGTTTAGCCATTATGCTCTACCTTTATTTCTTTTAGCTGCTGTAATAATATCTCCTCTAGTAATTTTATTTTTATTACCAGACATTGCTGCTAAAGTTTTATTTTTAGATTTTACTGCGGGTCTACCTCTTTTAGATCCGTATGTTCCTTTTCCCATTGGCATAGTATTTTCCTATTTGTTGGTTATATATTTACGTCTTAAATTTCTTGGTTTAAGCAAAGCAAATATTTCAGCCTCGGTTAATTCTTGCTTTGTATCAAAACCAAAATGGTTTTTATTGTCGTGTTTAAATCGATCAACTAAAACATATCTATAAATATGATTGCCACTCTTAAAATGTAATACAAGTTTTGGTTTATCGATTTTTTTTGTCATACACTTTAAGCGGGTTCCACTCTCGCTTTCCCCGCTTAAAATTCTATTTATTAATTAACTACGTATGAAATGTTCCAAGACATAGTTCCAGCCGTTTGACCATCAGCAGCCATAGTAGCTGCTATATAGTAATGTCCGCCTGGATCTGTAGTATCGCCAGCTAACTCATACATCTTTTTACCAGCTGTATCGATGTTAGCAGCCTCAAAACGAACATCCGCCATACCAGCAGCATCAGCTACTAGACTTGCGAAAACATCTTCGTCTTTTACTACGCCTTCAGATGTGTAGATACCAACATTGAAAGTACACGATCCACCTAATGTGTCTGAACCAATAAATAAACTTGGTACAGCAGCATTAGAAGGAATTGGTGCTAACATAACAATATCGTTATCGTCACTATCGCCAGATGCAAGTTCTACTGTTCCATGAGCTGTTCTTACAACACCATGAAGTTCAGCAGAATTATTTAGAACCTGGGGAGCAGCCTCAAAGTTAGCTACTAGATCTGTGTTTTTAGTTCCCATATTATTCTCCTAATTATTATTATTATTCGTGACAAGGGATTTGAAAAACCTTTTTCTCTTCCATTCTAACTGCGCCTAAACTCATGGCGTAGTAAACTTGTGTAGAATAAGATTTGTCAGCTCTTTCAGAAATGTTTGCTTTAATATCACTTCCGATACCTAATTTAATAGCATCTTCTGTGTAAGCAAAAATTAATCTGTCGTCAGTATTAGTTGCGTCAAGTTTTAATCTGTTAGACACAATAAACTCAAATCCCAAGAAAGATGAAACATCCCCTTGTGCAAGAGCTTTAACTGTGTTGAAATCAGATGAAGTAACACTTGTTATAGCTAATAGATCTGCGATTTGTTGTGGCGAACAAACAATGTATCTCTTTAAAGAAGGATCTACATCGTTTAGATCAAGGTTTTTCTTCGCACTTAAAAGTTTTGCTACAGTTAAACCATCTGATTGGTTTGAAGTTGCAAACTTTTGAGTTGAAGGTAACGCTACTCCAGTTGCGCCAGAAACACCAGTTTGAGCTGATGCGTTTAAAGCTGCGATGATAACATCGTCAAGACTTCTATTCATAGCTGCTGCTGCTGCTTTTGCGTAACTTGAAGTTGGGTCTACCAACATTCTTACTTTATCCACGTCATCCACTAAATCTGCCCACTCGTAATCTGCAAGAGATAATCTTCTTCTGCTATGCGGTGTATCGATCTGTGGAGTGTCTCCGTGTCTGCTAGTTCTTAATTGAGCAGCGGTTACTCCTACTTGGTCAAAAAATGCGTTCTTGCCAGTTATTGTTTCCACGTCAACAGAACCTCTTAATTTACTTCCCATTTGTTGAGAAAGCATAGTTACATTTGAACTATACTGCTCTACAAAAGAAGTAGTGATTTGATTAGACATACTAATCTCCTTTTGGTTATGTTTATGTTTATGTTAAACGGCTGATTATCCTTGCGGGTCGAAACCTGGCTTTTACATCTTTTAGATGTTAGTCTTTCCTAATGTCTTTTGGGGTCTATCGATTATCCCAATATTTCAGCTATACTTGATTTTTTTTTTCTCGTAAAGCTAAAACTTCTTCAACTGCTATTTGATGATTAGGATGTGTCTTATCCCAATAAGCAGATCCAGCTTGTGTTAAGTTTCCAATTTCTTTTTCTATTTGAGCTGGTGTTTGATAAATTGGCCCAGAAGATTGCGTAATACTATCTTCTCCCATTT